CCACTAAATCCATCTTATAATTTTTATACGTATTAGCCATCTATCCTATGAACCACGCCACGGCTTCATCATCGTTCCTTAATTGTTCTGGGGTGTAGGAACTGTTTAAAAGACGAATTAATTGATCTAAAGACGTCACAAGTTGGTTAATCTGTGCAGAACTATATTCCTCTGGCGCCTGCGGTAATCTTGGTAGGGTTATCTGTGCCATTATCTTAATCCTCCTGGTCTTATATCTGCACGGTAAGTTCCAAATCTCCACGCCGTATCAATAGCTGAACTTTCTATTCGTATTGCTCCCTGACGCCCACGTGCACGAGTGTCAATTTTAGTTGTTGATGTTGTTACTGCAAAAGGTCCGTTTGTCCTTTGCGTTGATGTTGGATAGTCACGGAACTTCAGTGAAATATTTACCGTTCCTGCTAGATTCTTAAAATCTGGAATAAATCTTTTAATTGACATAAGATTTTCTCCTGCTTGAGGAATAACAAACTCCCCTGATTCCACATAGGAAGTCATCGCTGCACCATCTGCATTGTTTCCTTTCTCTTGCGCGTACATGAATGTTCTTCCTGCTGTTAGTCCAGTGATGGTTGTAATAGTAGAAGTTGTATCTGTTGGCTCATAAGTTGTAGCATAAGGAAAATTGTAAACTCCCTTATCAGCCCAGCTTGTTCGTGATAAACTTCCTACACTCCATACTCTTTCTTTAATATTATAAGTGACACAACGATCAATCTGATCTACCCCAGCTGTGGGATAAAACCAGGTAACTTCATTAAATTCACTATTGGCTGCAGCAAAGGTATCTTTTTGATTAGCCGTATCAATATCAGTAAAGACATAATCTTCCACACTGCATGGAATTTTTTGAACTGTTCCATCAAACTGGAAGAAAGAATCACGCCCCATCCAGAATGCTGTACCATTAATTTCAATTGCTGCATGAAGTCCTATTGTTCCGCATGCAGATCCTAATTGAGAAAATCCAAAAATAAATGGAGCGCCAATCAATTGCATTTGATATAGAGCTGTATCAGTCCATACAAGAACAGCACCACGTGAACGTTTGGCAGAAATAATTCGGCTTCCGTCTGTTAGTCGTTGGGATCCTGCTGTATTGGTTGTAGTAGGTGTCCATGTATTAACCGCATCTTGTGAACACCACCGAATGAACATGTCGTCCTGTGTAGAAGTGTCCCCTATGGTTGTCTCTGTTCCTAGAAGAATAATGAAGCGATCAGTTCCTGAAACGATCATCAAACGACTTTGAGTAGGTGCATTTGAAACTGTTGTATTGGTAGCGATATTCGTCATAGGATCTGCTAATCCTCCTGACGTGTCCCAATAGTAAAGTTTACCATTAAGATGTTGACACAAGGCATCCTCGCCCCAGTTATCTAATGACCACTTACCTGAATCCAGTTGAACGCTGTTAGGAGCCGCTAGTGTAGAGCGTGAAGTATTCCATCCTGGTCCCCCACTTACTCCACCCCATGGTCCTGTTCCCCATCCATATCCTAGAACGGAAGTGGGTGGGTTAGTATTTATTTCATATGCAGCTGTTGCTGACCCCCCTGTTTTTCCAGCTACACCCTCGGTTCCAGTGGTTGTAATAACATAAACAGATGTAGAAGTTATGGATTGAATTTCAAATTCACCTTCTAGTTGAGCGTCAGTTATTGAGCTGCTTGAAGGAGCTGTAGCTGAAGTAATAGTTACAAAATCTCCTTTAATGGCTCCATGTGCTGCGTCAGTAACACTGACATCGCTTGAAGCGGCAGTTGTCTCAAATTGGGTAATGGAATTGCCAGAAGAGCGAGTGGGAGTGATGTCATACCACGCCCCTTGTGCAAAAGTATAAAGCTTCTTGTTTGTTCCTACAATAGAATATTGGTCACCATCGAGAGAGAACCATGTAATGATTCCTCGTGTGGCCCCTAACAATGCATCACTTGTTACCTTATCCCATCCTCCAATCTTCTCAGGAAGACTATAACGAAAACGCATGTTGTCTGAATCGAACCAAGTCCCCTCGGCCCCATATTCTGTTACTTGTTTGTTGACACCAGGTTGAAATGGCATCTTGATAAGTGGCATTTAAACTCCTATACGGCTGACGTGTAAACCCTAATCCAACAATCCCCTATTCCATCAATATACACTTTAATGGCGCCGTTTTTAGTGCCATCTGTTGCGGTTGAATTAGAAAGATTACCTGTACTATCACTCTCTACTGCTCCATCAAAATAAATAAATTGTTTATCTTCGTCATCCTGGTCTAATGAGAGACATGCTATGGCTCCTGTCGCGCTATTTTGATTAATCTCCATTTTAGCATTAGCTGGGGTGAGAACCCCTATTCCTATCTTATCCTCGCTGGCGTCGGAGATCATCAAGGCAGCGTCCGTATCACCTTCCACCCTGAAATCCTTGTCGGCTCCTGCGTCATTGAATACGACAGCACCTTCCACGTTAAAGTCAGCTGTAGGTGTCTCTGTATTAATGCCTACACGATCAGTGCTTGCATCAATCATTAAAAGAAACTCTTGAGTATCTCCTTCAAATCTTGCATCCCGGTCCTGTTGGCTGTCATTAAAGGTAAATGAGCCTCCGTCAAGGTCAACATTTCCTGTTACCTGTAATGTTCCATCTACTCCCAAATCCGCATTAGGAGCATTTGTCTTAACTCCTACACGGTTAGTACCTGCATCTATATAAAGAAGGTTAGTTTCAGAATCACCTGCAAAGCGTGCGTCATAATCCCCTTCTGAAGTATTATAAGTAAATGTTCCTGTGTCAAAACTGACATTTCCACCAGCAGTTAGTGTTCCATTTGCTGTGACATTTCCGGCATCGGCGAGCACATCAAATGCTGTCGATCCATCTGTATAAATAATATATTTTGCTCCTGTAGTTGCCAGGAGACTAACAGCTGTTCCACCAGCCGGCCCGAAGGAAAGCGTATATGGTCCCGCACCACGATTAGAACTATCATCAATAAAGTACCAAGTTTCCACAGCCTCACATTCAACAGCCATGTTACCTGTGAGTGTTCCAGTAAATTTAAGGGAAGCTCTACTTTGTTCATCACTTGTTCCAGACGTTCCACTTGCAACTGTTAAACTGGTAGTTCCACTTCCAGCCACATCAACAGCCTTATATCCTTTTATTCCTTTCTCTATTTTCTGTAAATTTTCATTAGTGACTGTTCCCCACGTTCCAGCATTCGCGCCAGTTGCCTGGAGGTCCAGATTTAATATTGTCGAATCAGCCATGTATCCTCCTTAAGTTTTTTCTACTTCAGTCCATGTATTATCAGCACTATCATCAACTTTATTCCATACACTTAGATTCACAGTTCCAGTGCTAAATGTCGCCACACTTCCAGTTGCACTTACAACAGCTCCTGCCAGAATAGTGCTATTTCCTATACTGAATGTTGCTTCTGATCCAGTTACTGGAACGCCGATTTCTATTACAACGTCCCCAATGCTGAATGTGCCAGCTGATCCAGTAGGTGTTACAAGAGCCCCAGCAGTAACAGTTTCATTTCCGACACTGAATGTTGCCGCACTTCCAGTTGCATCATAAATGGACGCAATGACAACATCGCCAATACTAAAAGTTCCAGCAGACCCAGTAGGTGTTATAAGTGCTGTACCTGTAATTGTCAAGGATCCTGTGGAGAACGTGGCCGTGCTTCCACTTGGAATGACATAGGTGCTTTGATCTGACCCAGCAAAGGACATTTCAGCCCATCCAGTTTCACCAAATGAAGTATCGTGTGTTTCTGACCCTGGATAAGGAGTTACACTTCCAGCAGTAGCTGTAATAGCACCCCCAGTTGGAACTATTAATTGAGTAAGAACAAGACTTACAGATCCAACGCTAGATGTTGCTGCACTTCCACTAGGAAGAGCATATGTCCCTAAAGTAGCGCCAGAAAAAGCATATGCTGCCCAACTTGATGATCCGTATCCAAATGAGTTCTCAAAAGCCATAGATTATAATACCCTATAAGATTGACATTTTAGCATATTTAATATATATATCAAGCATCATATAATAGGGAAAAATACCACATTCCTATGGATGCAGAAAAGAGAGATAATGATATTTGAAATATTTCCACAGTTAGTCTATAAAGATAATTTAAAGATTAAGGATATTAGCATAAAAGATATAACTTTTACACAAGAAAATTCTCGCACTACCAAGGTATCAAAATCTAGTAAAATCCTAGAAATTCCAGACCTTAAATTCCTCAAGGATAAAATTGAGGAGCATATCAATATCTTCACTAAAAATATACTAGGAATATCAAAAGAATTGGATTTTTATATAACAAGATCATGGATAATTACCATTGATAACGAGCACTTTGACTTTATATCCCACAACCACCACAATTCTTTCTTCACAGGAATCTTATACCTGGACCTCGATGAAGGATCTGACTGTATTCATTTTCATAGAGAGAAGAATTACCAATATGTAAAATATGACTATGAAAATATTAATAAATACAATCAGCAGTCTTTAACTTTTCACCCCATTAAAAATGACTTAATAATTTTTGACGCCAGGCTAAACCACACCGCCGGCAATCATATAACTAAAAATGTGAGAACTTCATTGGCTTTTGAAGTATTTGCAAAAGGAGTGTTTGGGAAGAAGAACAGCCTTGATACTTATAACATAGGAGAATTGGTTTTAAAATAATGAAAGGAGAATTGTTAATTTTTGGAAAAATAATAAAAAAATATAGAATATCAAAAAAGAATATTGATGATTTGAATAAAGTATATGAAAGAGTTAAGAGTCATCTAAATAGCTACGGCCCCAGGTTGGCTGGAAGATTGGATTCAGAATTAGATTTAGTTCCAGTTATAGAAAAGACAGCTGTTTTTAAAACCCTATGCGATTGTATGCATGACTACATTAAAGAAGAAATTAAATATAATTTAATAAGATTTCCAAGCTCATCTGCAAAAACATCTAATTCTAAACTTGATCCCAGAAACGGATACAATCTTAATATTATAGGATGCTGGATGAATGATATGGTACAAGGAGAATATAACCCACCACATACGCACCACGATAACACTGGATATTCAGTGGTTCTTTATTTAAGAGTTCCTGAATTTATTAATGATGCCAAAGACCCCCATAAATTTAAGGATGGTTTTATAGGATTCACTACAGTAGAAGGAAGTGCCACAGTATGGAAGGAACCGAAGGTGGGGGATTTTTATATTTTTCATGCCAGTCATCAGCATTGTGTAATGCCGTTTAAGACTAAAGAACCTGTAGATTTTAGAAGATCCATGTCTTTTAATTTTACAGTAGACCCCCCACTACAACCTGATGAAAAAAATGAATAAGCCTTTATTTTTAATATTAGATAAGGTTTTTAGTGACGCCACCATTGACACATTATACGGGCACTTCAGAGATTCAAAAGCTTGGAAGTTCATAGGTGAAGGAAATGACAATAGCAACTGGAGAAAATTTACATATCTTCTAAAGAAAAAAAATAAAATAGATAATATCTTATTTTTTAAAGCTAATGAAATATTAAAGAACAATGGATTACAAGATTCTACCAAGCTGATACGAGCGTACGCCAGTGGGAATATCTACGGAACTGTGCATGACATACACAAAGATGATGGAGCAACTAATTACAATGAAATTATAACAATAATGTTTTATTTGAATAAAGTATGGGATATGTCTTACGGAGGAGAAACTATTTTTCTATCTCCCGATCAACAGGAAATTTTAAATTCTGTAATTCCTAAACCAGGAAGAGCTGTTTTATTTGATGGGGCGATTCCCCATGGAGCCAGGGAGGTAGGAAGGCAGTGCATTGAGCTACGAATGGTAGTAAGTTTTAAATACGAGGTGATTTAAATGTTTGATAAAGAAATTAAATTTACAGCGACCAACAAAGAGATGATTGATATATGGCCACATCCAAAGCCGTCAAATCATTTTACCCCTAAAGAATATAAAAAATTAGAACGGTATAAAAAAGGAGATTTTCACAGTCCTACTGTAAAAACCTGCATGCCTTTTTTAGATTCTATGACTGCCGGTTATATAATTCCTTTTGACCAAGATTATGTAATAGATCCTGTGGAAAAAGAGTTTAGTGTAACACCTTCTAACAGAGAACAAAATGACTTTGGGTTTCATAACAGTATTCAATTACCCAAGGAATGGCAAAACCTCACAGGAAAACATGCAGGAAAATTTATAAACAAATGGCTAATTGAAACTCCCCCAGGATACAGTTGTCTTTTTGTCCATCCAATGAATCGCTATGGGGAAAATCGTTTTCAAATAATTGAAGGAATTGTGGATACCGATAGTTATATGAATGTAATTAATTTTCCTTTTATTTTACGTAAACGAGATAAACAATTTTTAATTAAAAAGGGGGAAGCCATGGTTCAGGTTATTCCTTTTAAAAGAGAGTCATGGAAAATGTGGTCAGGTTTTTATTATGAAAAAAATCACAGAAAAACTATGAATTTATTAAATAGTGAGTGGATGGATCGTTATAAAAAAAAGTTTTGGAGTAAAAAAAGTTTTAGATGAAAAACAAAATAGATTTTTTAGACAGAGTTAAAAAAATGCTAGAAAACAGTAATGATAAATATTTAATATCAAATTATAGAGGATCAAAAACAAAAGAATTACCTGGGTGTATAGTATTTAATAAATCCACAGGATTATTTACTTTGGAGCTACAAATAATACAACCTGATGGGTATGTATATATTACACCTTGGACACAATTGTATGGAGAAGAAGGAGCATCAGCTTTAATATTAGTTTATATGGGCCATGATAGTCATGTTAAATTATTCCCTGGAACCTTATCTATAGAATTAAAAGAAAAAGGACCTAACTTATTGCCATCTCTTTATGAAGGTGATCTTGATAAAATGGATCTTAAATCAACAGTTGCCTCTTCAATGTCATGCATTCTAAAAAGATATTTTAAGGAGTATAAAAAAAAATGAAAATATATAAAAATGTATTGGATAGTAATGCATTCATAAATTTATTCCATGGTATTTTAGGTTCTCCGTGGACATATGCTTATCCCATTAATAATAATCAAAAAAAGGAGGACCACTCTTTTTATTTTGAAGCTATGATTTTTAACAACTGTGAAATAAAAAATCCTGAGGTTCTTGATGCATGTGGCCCTCTATTAAATTTTTTATCAGAAAACAAAGATGGAGATATATCTCTGCGAAGATTGAAAGCAAATTTTTATATGGGTGGGGAAACATTTGTAGAGCACACACCCCATCTAGATTTTAAACGACCATATAAGGCATTTGTTTATTTCTTAAATACTAATAATGGATATACAAAAGTATTGGATTCAAAGGTTCCTTCTGTTGAAAATTCTGGTGTATCATTTTTAAGTAATGAATTGCACAGTAGTACCAATTGCACTGACTCAAATAAAAGATTAACTATAAATGTAAATTATTGGTAATGATAGATACTGATACCCTTTTAGTTTCTTATGTGGATAATTTTCTAGAGGAAAAAAATTTAAGATCATTACAATCATTGATACCTACGCTTAACTTAAGGCCTACAGCAAGCACCGCATATGGAAACTATGGATTTAGGCATAACTTTACTTTAGAAGACTGGAAAGAAAATTATATTTTTGAAAAAATAAAAAAAACTTTTCATCCAACATTAGATCTATATCCTATAGAAATAGCTATTCATTTAAAACAAGACGCCGATAAACCTAAAGCTCATATTGATAAAGATAGTGGAGGAGAAATACTTTTTAATTTTTTATTATTTTTACAAGGAGAATCATTATTTAATAATGGAACAGGATTTTATAAAAATAATGATTTAAGCGCCCATATAGGATTTGTAGAAAATAGAGCAGTTTTCTTCAATGGCACAAAAGTTTTGCACGGACCCCTACAATGGGCCGGAGAAAGCTCTCCCCGATACACATTAAATATGTTCTTTAGGGTAAAGTAATGACAACTTCGGATATAATTTTTTGGACAGATTTAAAAGGTCTTCCTGAAATTGAACCAATCAAGCCTGCAATTAAATGCTTACCGGAATGGTTTAAATCTGTTCCTCTATATCCTCCTAAGAAAAATCCTGATATACATCTAGGCACAATTAAGCAATGCCCAGGTTTCATTGACATATTTAAAAAAGGATTTGTTGTTCCCTTATGGTGTGATCTTTATCTAGAAATAAAAGATAATGAAATAAAATGGGAAACTCCAGATAAGAAATTTATATTTGATATTCATCCACATGTTCAATTTAAAGACCACCTTCCTTCTCATGCCCAAAAAAATGTTATAGCAGTACTTAAAACTATTTGCCCCTGGAGAGTAAGAACTCCTCCTGAAGTTTCCATGATTCAACTTCCTATGCTATATCATTATAACCCTCATTTTACGGTGGCAAGTGGTATAGTGGACACTGATATTTATCATGAGATTAACCAGCAAATGATGCTTCATAATATTGAAAATATTAAAATTAAGCGTGGAACTCCTTTGTGTATGTACATTCCGTTTAGACGTGAAGAATTTAATTACATTGTAAGAGAGACAAATTCTACTGATGAAAAAATACAGAACAAACATTTTTTTGATTCATCTTCAAAATTTAGTGGCTTTTATCAACGACGACAAAAAGACATTAAATGAGCATTGAATTAAAAAAAGATTTTCTTCCCCATATATACGGAGAAAAAATGTTAGACTTCTCTAATGAATATAATAAACAATTAATTTCAACTATTGAACTTATACGACGAGGGGATAAAAACGGAAGAGCTGTTTCTAATAGAAATTTTGGGTGGCAATCTAATAATTTACCTGTAATAGGTATTTTTAAAAAACTAAAAGAAGAAATTATAAAATCAAGTTATGATTTTTGTAAATCTTTAAAAGATTTTGAATTTAAAAAAATAATGGTAGATGATATATGGGCAAATATTAATTATAAAAATGATATTAATTGGCCCCATTGTCACACAGGTGATTTATCTGGGGTATATTATGTAAATGCCGCAGGAAATTGTGGAGATCTAATCTTACAACAATATAATTTTCCCTCAACTAATTGGAAACTTAATAAGTATCTCTCTACGGAGCATACTGTTAAAAAAATAACAGCAAAAACAAATAAATTAGTTTTATTTAATTCTGAATGTTATCACTTTGTAGAAAAAAATTTAAGTGATGAGTTGAGAATAAGTATATCTTTTAATTGTGAAATAATCTAACTGTAATTAGGATCGTAATCTATCCAAGTTTTATCCCATATAAAAGCATCGGGATTACCCCCTCCATCTACATGAAGAGCATAAGCATTTAATTCAGCTTCAGTTTCCTGCAGTTTAGCTATTTCAATTTGTTGGGATCTCGTTGTTCCCCAGTCCAATAAAGCTTGAACCGTAGTATCTCCTACAGCATCACTTGCTGAATTCAAATCAGTATTTCCCGTCATTCTATGAGTTACAGGATCCTTTGTTTGAATTTCATTAGGGCCAGGAACATTATTAAAAACTACATAATGGGTATTGTCCGGTAAAGTAGGCATTGCATTTCCTT